CTCTTTTTCACAAAAATAATTATTTACTATGATTTTTTTGGAAAAAGTGGTCAAAACATAATCAAAACCCTTGAAAACACTGCAAAACAGTGTTTTTTTTATGCAAAAAATGAGAGAGGGTTTACAAATCGCAAAATGGAATGAAAGAAATGAGGTGCGATATGCAAAGCAAGAATTTAAAAGAGCAAGCCAAGGAAATCAAGAGGCTTGCAGAGGAGTCTGGACTCCAATCAAACTATTTTTTCATCACAACATTTGAGAGATATGAATATCAACTGCAAATATTGGATGATTTGAAGAAAGCCATCAATGATGAGGGCATGTTGGTGTCCAAGGAGTATGTCAAGGGCAGAAAAAACCTATACACCAATCCTGCGGTGAGTGATTTCAACAGGACAACTGATTCTGCAAACAAAACAGTGGCAACACTGCTCAGAATCCTCAAGAGTTTTGATGGGGAGGTGCATGAGGAAACAGATCCATTGTTAGACATCATCAATGGTGGTGATATGGATGGTAAACAGTAAAGCCTATGAATATTGCAAAAAATCAGTTAGAAGAAAGACCACTCCAAAATATGTGAAACTCCAGATGAGAGATTTCATGAGGATTTGTGAGGGCAAAAACAAGAAATACATTGTCAGTGCCAAAAAGGTCAAGCAAGTGGAGAACATCCTCAAGATTCTGAGGATGCCAAAAGGCTTGAAAGCAGGACAATCCCTTTTTGAATGCACAACAGGTTATCAATGGCTTTTTTATACTGCAATCCTTTGTGTTGTCTATCGAGACAATGAGGAGAAAAGGAGATATGAGACAGGAGTCCTTGAGATATGCAGAAAGAACTTTAAAACATACACCATTGCAACCATTTTCATCATCCTTTTTCTCACAGAGCCAATGTTCTCAAAGTTTTATTCAGTTGCTCCAGATGGTTCTCTATCAAGAGAAATCAGAGAGGCAATCTCTGAGACAATCCGCTCATCTCCATTGGTCTATGAGTACAAAGACCAAAAGAGATTCAAGATATTGCGTGATTATATCATGTTCAAGCCAACACAGACTCAATACATTCCATTGTCCTATTCAACAAGCAGGATGGATGGAAAGTTGCCAAATGCATTCATTGCAGATGAGGTTGGAGCATTGCCAATCTCATATGCCATTGATGCAATGAGGTCTGGACAATTGAACATTTTGAACAAGTTGGGATTTATCATCTCAACCAAATATCCAACAATAGACAATCCATTTGAGGATGAGGTTGCCTATTCCAAGAAAGTCCTTGATGGCATTGAAAAGGATGAGACAAGATTTGCTCTCCTCTATGAGCCAGATGAGACAAAAGGATGGGAGACCAATGACTTGATTCTCAAACAGGCAAATCCTGTGTCCTTGGAGATTCCAGAGATATGGGAGGACTTGAAAAAGAAAAGAGCCTATGCCATTGCAGTTGAGTCTGCAAGGGAAAACTTTGTGACAAAACACTGCAACATTATTTATCAAGGTGTTGGCACTGAGACATATGTTGATGTCAAAGATGTGCAAGAGTGCAAGGTGGCTCAGATAGATTGGAGAGGCAGAGTTGTCTATCTTGGTTTGGATCTAAGTGAGACAAATGACAATACATCAGTTGCAATGGCATCTGTGGATGATGACAACAACATCCTTGCAGAAGTGATTGCCTTTATTCCAGAGGGCAGAATTGAGGAGAAACAAGCCTCAGAAAAGGTCAATTATAGAGAGTTTATCAAAACAATGAAATTGATTGCCTGTGGAGACAAGGTCATTGATTATGCAGTTGTTGAAGATTTTATCCTTGCAATTGAGGAGAAATATGGAGTTCAAGTGCAAGCAATAGGATATGACAGATGGAATGCTCTTTCTACTGCTCAGAAATTAGAGAGGGCAGGATATAACATGGTTGAGGTCAGACAACATTCATCAGTCCTGCATCCTCCAACAAAACTTTTGAGAGAGAAAATCCTTGGTCATGAGTTTCAATACACAGAAAACAGATTGTTAGAAATAAACTTTCAAAATGCCAGATGTGTCTATGACACAAACAAAAATCAGTATGTGAATAAAAAGAAATCCACAGGAAAGGTTGACATGGTTGTCAGTCTTATCAATGCAGTTTATTTGTTGCAACAAGATGTTTTCCTCAATCAGATGGATTTCACAATTCAAACATTCTAGGAAAGGAGAGAATCAATGGGATGGTTTGATTATTTTTGGAAAAGAGATGCCACTCCTCCAGAGGTTGTGCAAGAAGAAACACCAATTGTTGATGATGTGCTCCTGCAAGCATTACTCAATGGAGAGACCATCACAAGAGAAAAGGTGATGACACTGCCATCAGTCAATGGTGCAGTTGATTTCATTTCAAACTGCATTGCCTCAATGCCTGTCAAACTATACAAGTATAAGGATGGCAAGGTTGAGGAGGTTGAAAAGGATGACAGAGTCAAGATGCTCAATGGAGACACAGGTGACACTCTGGATGCATTCCAAATGAAAAAGGCAATGGTCTCAGACTTTCTCCTTGGCAAAGGTGGTTATTGCTACATAAGGAGAAACAGAAATGATGTGACAGGTCTTTTTTATGTTGAGGATAGGTACATAGAAATCATGAAAGTCTATGAGCCTATTTTCAAGCAATATACACTGCTTGTCATGGGTGCAGAGTATAAGCCTTGGCAATTTATCAAGTTGCTCAGAAACACCAAGGATGGTGCAAGCGGTGTTGGTCTCACTGTTGAGGTGTCTAAGGCTCTGGAGACTGCATATCAAACACTGCTCTATCAATTGGGCATGGTCTCAACAGGAGGAAACAAAAAAGGATTCCTCAAGTCTCAGAGGAAATTGGCACAGGATGAAATCAACACTCTCAAAAAGGCATGGGCAAATCTCTATGCCAACAACAATGAGAATGTGGTTGTTCTCAACAATGGATTGGAGTTTCAAGAGGCAAGCAATTCAGCAGTGGAGACACAGTTGAATGAATCAAAAAAGACATTGCAGGATGAAATCAATTCACTATTTCATCTCTATCCAGATGACTTTGAGAGGACATTCAAAGAGGCAATATATCCAATTGTGAAAGCCTTTGAGACTGCTCTCAATAGAGACCTGCTCCTTGAGAAAGAAAAGAAAAATCATTTCTTTGAGTTTGATGTCAAGGAGATTGTCAGAGTCTCAATCAAAGAGAGATATGAGGCATACAAACTTGCCAAGGAAACAGGATTCATGACACTCAATGAAATCCGCAGGAGAGAAAATATGCCATTCATTGAGGGTCTTGATGTTGTCAATGTAGGACTTGGAGCGGTTCTCTATGACACAAATAAACATGTCTACTACACACCAAACACTGACACAATCGGTGACATTGGTGATGGTGGTTCTGAGGAGCAGACTGAGGAGGAAAAGCAAGAAGAATTGAAAAAAACTCAAGACATGCTCCTTGGACATGAACTTGCCAAAGAATTTGATGAGAGTGGCAACTCATCTGATGCATAAGGAGGTGGAAAGATGGAAATTAGGGTCAGAGGTGACTGTGTTGAGATAGAGGGATATGTCAATGCAGTTGAAAGAAAGTCAAAGCCTTTGATGTCTAGGATGGGGCAGTTTCTTGAGAAGATTTGCAAAGGAGCATTTAGGAGTGCTCTTTCAAGAAATGATGATGTGAAACTATTACTCAATCATGATCCATCCAGAGTCTTGGCAAGCACAAGGGATAAAAACCTTGAATTGAATGAGGACAACATTGGACTCCATGCAAGAGCAGTCATTGAAGATGCAGAGATTGCAAGAAAAGCAAGGAATGGAGACTTTGTTGGGTGGTCATTTGGATTCTATGACAGGGATGTTGAGCAGAAAAGAGATGAGGATGGATTCCCTCTGAGAAATGTCAGAGATTTGGATTTGGAGGAGGTTTCAATTCTCGATAAGACAAAGACACCTGCCTATGATGGAACACTTGTGGCAGTGAGGTCTGAGGAGAGTTCAATTTTCTATGGTGAGTCTTTTGCAGATGGTATTCAGCTGAGAGAACTGCCAGAGGAGACAGAGGATGTGCCTAAACAACAGGAAACTGTTGAGGAAAATATTAATTATGATGAGTGGGATTCACTCATCCAAGACATGAAAAACTAAAGGAGGAAAAGCCATGTCAAAGTATTTAGAGGAAAAGAAAAACGATTTAATCACAAGAGCAGAGCAGGTGCTCAATAAGGCAAAAGAGGAAAAGAGAGAGTTGACTGATGCAGAGGCACAGGAACTTGCAGAAATCAAGGATGATGTCCGCAGAATCAAGGAAACTCTCAAACTTGATGATGATTTCAGAGAGGTGATGGATGCTGAAAAGAAAGCAGATCCAGAGCCAAAGGAGGATGTCAATGTGGATGTAAAGACAGAGGACAGAGATTGCAAGGATGCTGAAAAGAGAGCCATTGAGGAGCAGGAGAGACAGGCATTTGAGGCATTCCTCAGAAACAGTGTGATGAACACAAGAGATGGAGACCCTGTCAATCTCACAAAGGGTGACAATGGTGCAGTTATCCCTCAGACAATTGCTGACAAGATTATTCGCAAGGTATATGACATCTGTCCTATCCTTGAGAAGTCAAGCAAGTACAATGTCAAGGGAACACTCACAATCCCATACTATGATGAGTCTGAGAATGCCATCAATGTTGGCTATCAAGATGAGTTTGTTCAGATTACATCATCAGTTGGTCAGTTCACAAGCAATGTGACACTCACAGGATTCCTTGCAGGAGCACTTGCAAAGGTTTCACGTTCACTCATCAACAACTCACAGTTCAACATTGTTGACCATGTAGTTGATTTGATGGCAGAGCACATTGCAAGATTCATTGAGCATGAGTTATTAGTTGGAACATCTGGAAAGGTCACAGGTCTTTCAACACTCACAAACTCAGTGACAACTGAGTCTGCACTTGCAATCACTGCTGATGATGTCATCAAGCTACATGATGCAATCAAGGACAGATTCCAGGGCAATGCAATGTGGATCATGTCTACTCAGACAAGAACTGCTCTCAGACTCCTCAAGGATGATATGGGCAGATATATGTTGCAGGATGACATCTCTCTCCCATTTGGAACAAGCCTCCTTGGAAAGCCTGTCTATGTTTCTGACAACATGCCAGAAATCGGTGCAGGAAACAATGTCATTTTCTATGGTGATTTCAAGGGTCTTGCAACCAAGTTCAATGAGAACATCAACATTCAGATTCTCAGAGAGAGATATGCAGATGAGCATGCAGATGGTGTCATTGGATGGTTTGAGTTTGACTCAAAGGTTGAGGATGCTCAGAAGATGGCAGTCCTTAAAATGGCTCAGTCATAAAAAAGGAGTGATGAGAGATGATGTACAAGGCATTAATCTCTTTCACAGGCATTGTGGCAATGGCAAAGGGAGATGTGAGGGAAATCTCTGACACCTCCCTTGCTAATGATTTACTCAAAGCAGGATATATTGAGCAAGTCATGGATGTTATTTCACAAGATGTGACAGAGAAAAAGGCAAAGTCTCCAAGCAGAAAGGGGAATAAAAAATGAATATCAAAGCATTAATTCCATTTACAATGCGTGACAGTTCAACAGGCATACTCACATCAATTGCCTGTGGTGCAATTGCAACTGTCACTGATGAAATTGGCAATCAGTTGATTGCTGATGGATTGGCAGAGGTTTACTCTCAGATTGTTCCAAAGGGAGCACTGAGCATCTCTGCAAATGGCACTTATGATGTGACACAGTATGCATCTGCAACAGTCAATGTTGGCACTCTGACAGTGACATATGATGCTAATGGTGGCACAGGCACACTTGATGCACAGACAGTCATTGCAGGTAATTCAATCAATCTCTCTGATGGCACAGGACTCACTGCTCCAGAGGGCAAGGAGTTTGCAGGATGGGGTCTTGAGGCAACTGCAACAGAGCCAGAAGTGACAAGTCCATATGTTCCAACAGAAAATGTGACTCTCTATGCAGTTTGGGTTGACTCAGCAGATCCAGAGCCACAGTCTGAATCAGAGGCAGGAGAATAGAATCCATGATGTTGTTTAGGCAAATTCCTCAGAAAAGGAGGAAAACATTATGAATCAAATATCAGCAGTCAGTCAAATCACTGCTCAAGATGTTGCAGATTACTTGAGAATCAGTGAGGTGACAGAGGATGACACAAACACTCTCAATACACTTTTGACAGTTGCCAAGGCATATGTCACACAGTACACAGGGCAGACTTTGGAGAATCTGGACACACTCCAAGACATCATCATTGTTGTCTTTATTCTGTGTCAAGATATGTGGGATAATCGAGCACTCTATGTTGACTCATCAAATGTCAATAGAGTGGTTGAGTCCATTTTGGGTCTGCATTCGGTGAATTTACTATGATAAATGCAGGAAAGTACAACAAAAAAATCAGCATATATCAGACAACAGTTGTCAAGGATTCACAAGGATTCCAAAGCAAGCAGAGAGTCCTTGTCTTGCAACCATATGCCAATGTTAAAACAACAAAGGGCATGACACTCATCAAGAACAACAGTGATTTTGAGAAAGCATTCACAAATTTCACAATCAGATTTCCTCAGACTCCTATCAATCGAGATATGGAGATTGAGTTCAATGGCAAGACATACACCATTGAATATCTGAACAATGTGAATGAGGCAAATGTGGAACTTGAAATCCAAGCCAAAGAGGTGACTCACTAATGGCAAAGTTTGAGATGCAACTCCCAGATGAAATCATGAGAGATTTTCAAAGAATCCATGACAATTCTGAGGAGATATTTGGAGCAATGACCAAGGCAGGAGCAGAGGTTGTTGAAAGCAATATCAAAGCAAACTTGCCTCAGAGCATCCGCAATTCAAAGATGATGGATTGTTTGAGAGTCACAAGAACATATAAGACACCATCAGATGATGGAATCAATACAAAGGTTGGTTTCTATGGATATTTCCAGAATGAAAATGGAGAGACTGTTCCTGCTCCTTTGGTGGCAAATGTCTTTGAGTATGGCAGGAGCAACTTGCCATTTCCAAAACAACCTTTCATGAGGAAATCATTCAAAAAGGCTCAGATTGAGCAAGCCATGTTGGATGCCCAAAGGAAAGCAAGTGGAGGATTATTGGAATGAATGAATTGATAGAATCTATCTTTCAAAATTTCACAGTGGATGGAGTTGCAATTCCTGTCTCATTCATGTTCTATGAGGGGCATGGAGAGCCATATGTGGTCTATATGCAACAGGATGCAGATGGCTCACTCTCTGGAGATGATGAGTTGGTTGGATATGTTGATTATTATGATTTTGATGTCTATTCAAAAGGCAACTATGTGAACATTATTGAGAGTTTAAAACAGATATTAAAGAACAATGGTTTTGTGTGGCAACCAAGCAGAACATCTCAAGATTTCTTTGAGACTGACACAGGTTATTATCACAAGACCTTAAATTTTGCGATTTTAAAGGAGGAAAACTGAAATGGCAAAAATCGGTTTAAGAAATTTCCTCTTTGGTCTCTTGACTGAGGAGGAGGATGGAACTGCAACATATGGTGTTGCACAGAAACCTGCAAAGGCTATCTCATGCACTGTTGACATTTCCAACAATGATGCATCTTTGTATGCAGATGATGGACTTGCAGAGTCAGACACATCATTCCAGAATGGCACAGTCACACTTGGCATTGATGATGAGGACTTGGCAACAATGGCAACTCTCCTTGGTCATCAGATTACTGATGGCAACATGGTGAGAAATAGTTCTGATGTTGCTCCTTATGTTGGACTTGGCAGAATCATCACAAAGATGATTGGTGGAGTCTACAAGTACAAAGTTGAGTTCCTTTGCAAAGTTAAGTTTGGAGAGCCATCACAGGAGGACAACACAAAGGGTGAGACTCTTGAGTTTGGCACATCTGAGATTGAGGGAACTGTCAATGCTCTTGCCAATGGTGATTGGTCAATTGCTCAGACCTTTGATTCAATGGCAGAGGCTCAGACATATCTCAACAGTCTTTTCAACACTGCAACACCATCAAGTGATGATGACACAGAGCCAACAGGCACACAGTACACTGTGACTTATAATGCTAATGGTGGCACAGGTGAGGTTGCTCCTGTCACAGTTGATGCAGGAGATTCAATCACACTTTCTGATGGCACAGGACTCACTGCTCCAGAGGGCAAGGAATTTGCAGGATGGGCAAAGACATCTACTGCTCAGAGTGCAACAGTGACAAGTCCATTCACTCCAACAGGAGACACAACACTCTATGCAGTGTACACAGATGCAAATTAATTTGAGGAGCGGATTTTAAAGTCCGCTCCATTTTATTTTATTGGAGGAAATGAAATGAAAGATTTTAATGGGGAAATCCAATATAAAGGCAAGTCATACAAGCTAGTTTTCAACCTCAATGTCATGGAGGCAATTCAAGAGGAATATGGCTCTATTGACAATTGGGGTGCTCTCACAGATGGCACTGTCTATGCCAAGGCAGAATATGAAAAGCAAAACAATGCAATCCCTTGGGATGATTTAAGTGATGAGGATAGATCCAAATTCACAGGAGAGCCAGATGCCAAGGCAGTCATCTTTGGTTTCACTCAGATGATTAATGAGGGCATTGACATTGACAATGAGGACAATGGCACAGATGACAAGCCACTCTCACTCAAGCAGGTTGGCAGATTAATCACAGAAATTGGTCTTGCTAATGCAACAAACACTCTCAATGAGACTGTTATTGCAAGCACAAAGGGTGAGGAAAAAAACGAATAATCCAAGATGAGTATGACCCTGTGATTGACTTTTCTTGGTTCTATTTTATCGGAAAGGCAAAACTAGGTTTGTCTTTCAAAGAAACAGGGAGATTGACTTTGACCATGTTCAACAGATTGTATGGTCATTATAAAACTGTTTGGAGTATAGAAATGAGACTCACTCAAGCCAATATGACTTATGAGGAGGCATTTATTAAATCCCAACAGGATGAGGAATGGTTTTAAGGAGGAAAAAACATGGCAGGATTTGGTGGTTCTGTCAAGCTGACAGGAGAATCTGAATACAAGAAAGCACTGTCTCAAATCACACAGAATTTGAAAGTTGTCAGTGCTGAAATGAAAGCCACATCAAGCAGTTTTGATGCAGGTGAAAAATCAGAAAAAGACCTTGCCAATGCCTCAAAGGAATTGAGTGCCTCTCTGGACAAACAAAAGTCTGCTCTTTCAACTTTGAAAGGGCAACTGTCTCAGATGAGTGCAGAATATCAAAAGAGCGGACAAAAACATCAAGAATTAGTCAATAAATACAATGATGAAAAGAAAAAACTTGATGAGATAGGCAAAACTCTTGGAACATCCTCTGCTGAATACAAAGCACAACAGAAAGTTGTGACTGAGTTGGGGCAGGAGGTGGACAAGAGTGCCAAGGCATATGATTCTCAAGGCAAAGCCTTGAATCAAATGAAAATCCAGACTGCCAATGCAGAGACCACTGTCAATCAGACTGCACAAGCCTTGAATAAATTAGGCAATGAGGCAGAGGACAGTGGCAAAAAAGCAAAAGAATCTGGAGATGGATTCACAGTCATGAAAGGTGTCCTTGCAAATCTAGCAACACAGGCAATCAATTCATGCATTGATGGTCTCAAAAACATGGGTTCTGCCATGAAAGAGGCGGTGTCTGAGGTTGGTGCAGTGGGAGATGCCATTGACAAGTCATCACAGAAACTTGGCATCAGTTCGGACACCTATCAAGAATTATCATATGCAATGGAGAGAAGTGGAGCATCAATTGATGATGTGTCCAGAGGAATGAAAAACATCACAACTGCAATTGCAGACACTCAAAATGGTGTTGAGGGTGCAAGTGATTCCTTTGATTCTCTTGGAGTCTCACTCAAAAATGCAGATGGATCTATGAAATCATCAGAGCAGGTGCTCCTTGATTCTATTGATGCCTTGGCAGGAATGAGTGATGAGACTCAAAGAAATGCAATGGCAAATGATATTTTTGGCAAGTCCTATCAAGAACTTGCTCCTCTCTTAAATTCTGGGTCAGATGGTATTCATGCATTGATGCAGGAGGCTCAAGATTATGGCATGGTTATGGGGCAAGATGCGGTGCTTGCATCTGCATCCTATGAGGACAGTTTGACCAAGCTACAAGGCACTATGAGTGGCATGAAAAACAACATGGTTGGTGCTTTTTTGCCATCAATCACACAGGTCATTAATGGATTTACTGACCTTGCAATGGGCAGTGAGGATGCAGGAGCACAGATTGAGCAGGGTGTCAAAGGAATGATTGAGCAATTTACAAGCATGATTCCGCAAGTCACTGAAATTGTGACAAGAATTGCTGACACAGTGCTTGCAGTTGCTCCTCAGATTTTGACTGCTCTTGTGGAGGGCATAACAAGTGCCATTCCACAACTCATGCCTGTTATATCGAACATCATAACAACTTTAGTTGGCACAATTATCCAATTATTGCCTCAGTTACTAGAGGCAGGAGTCCAGATTCTTGTTGGATTGATTGAGGGCATAACATCTGCCATCCCACAATTGATGGAAATGTTGCCAACAGTCATCACAAGCATTGTCACTGCTATCACTGACAATTTGCCTTTGATTATTCAAGCAGGACTTGACCTTTTATTGGCACTCACTGATGGCATCATTGGAGCAATTCCACAACTTGTGGCTCAATTGCCTCAAATCATCACAAGCATCATCAATTCTTTGCTTGCTAGTTTGCCATTAATTATCAATGCAGGAGTGCAACTTTTGACTGCTCTTGTCCAAAATATGCCAACAATCATCAATGGAATTGTCCAAGCATTGCCAACACTCATCACAGGACTCATAAATGGTCTTATGCAGAATTTACCTGCAATTATCAATGCAGGAGTGCAATTGCTTGTTGCTCTTGTGCAGAATACACCTGCAATCATAATGGGAATTGTGTCTGCCTTGCCTCAGATTATATCTGCAATTGTCCAAGGCATCATTGAGGCAGTGCCTCAGATGGCAGAGACAGGACTGCAACTTGTCCAAGGTCTCTGGGAGGGCATAAGCAATGCAGGTGAATGGATCCTGGAAAAGATAAGAGGATTTGGACAGGGAATCTTGGATGGTATCAAAGGATTCTTTGGAATCAAATCACCATCAACAGTCATGAGAGACCAAGTTGGTGGATTCTTGGCAGAGGGCATTGGAGAGGGATTCTCTGATGAGATGAACAATGTCAACAAGCAGATGAGCAAAGAGGGTGATGACACCATCAAAACCCTTGCAAAAGGCATGGATGGTGGCTCTCCATCACTCACAAACACTGCTCAAAAGTTAGCTAGTGACATTGTCAAGACTTTCAATGCAAGCAAGGGTCAATTCACTGCAATTGGAACAAATATTGTCCAGATGATAAGCAATGGAATCTCACAGACTAGAAATTCAATTTCAACTCTAGTCAATCAGATAATCCAGAGCATCATGACAAGTTTTAGAAATGCAAATGCACAGTTCATGACTGTTGGAAAGACTCTTGCATCAAGCATCAACACAGGCATTTCAAGTTCAAGACAATTAATAGTGAACACTGTGACATCCATTGCAGTTGCACTTGTAAATGCGTTTAGATCCAAAGCAAGTGAGATGAGAACAGTTGGCACATTGCTCATAAATCAATTGAATGGTGGCATTTCTAGTGGCAGAGCCACAATCACAAGCACCACAAGGAGCATTGCAACATCAATGATTTCTGTTTTGAATGGTTACAATGGGCAGTTCAGAGATATTGGAGAAAACTTTGCCCAAGGTGTCAAAAAAGGATTCCTTTCTCAAGAAAGCAGTGTCAAGAGTTCAGTCAATGCCATGATGGAAAGGATTGTGAAGTCTGCCAAGGATAAAATGAAAATTGAATCTCCATCAAAGGTCTGGGCAGAGATTGGTGATTATATGGCACAGGGTCTTGATGTGGGATTTGTCAATGAAATGAAGAATGTCACCAAGGACATCAACAATTCATTGCCATCAAGCATCAATGGAGCAAGTGCCACTGCAAGTCAGTCCAATAATTCAATTGATAGCATGGTCTCTGCTTTCAAGGAGGCTCTCTATCAAGTCAAGATTGAGATGGATGATGAGGAAATGGGCAGATTTGTTGATAAAACTGTCACAAGATTAGTTTACACATAGGAGGTGGAGGCATGGATTATGTCATCCTAAATGGTGTCAAAAGCACCACCATAAAAGGACTATTGATTGAGTCCTTGCCTCCAATCTCCAAGCCTCTCATGAGGACAAGTGTTGAGGAGATTGATGGCAGGGATGGAGACATTGTGACCAAATTGGGATATTCAGCATATGACAAGCCAATGTCTATTGGTCTATTTGGTGATTACAATGTTGATGAGGTCATTCAGTTCTTTGATTCTGAGGGAACTGTGATTTTTTCCAATGAGCCAGACAAGTTTTACAACTATGAAATCATTGGACAAATAGATTTTGAAAAATTGATAAGGTTTAAGACTGCAACAGTCACATTTCATGTTCAACCTTTCAAATATTCAGCAGTTGATGATGTTTTCACATTCACAAACAACAAATTGACTGTGAAACCATATTCAGCAACCAAGAATGGAGTCACCTGCACTGCTCAAAATGGCATCATATCCATTCAAGGCACTGCAACAAGTGCAACTGAGTTCTATGTGCCAATCAATGCAATGACTCTTGGTGCAGGAAACTACACTCTCCAAGCCACAACAGATGGCACAGGAGAGAGTGCATGTTCAATCAGAGTGATTGGTGAAGTTCCAAGCAATGCAGATTCCTTTGGAGGCAATTATTTGGCACTCCAGAATGATGGCTCTGCATCCATGACTGCAACCTTGAGTGCATCAAAGACATTCAATTTTGTGTGGTTCTACATAACAAGCGGAACTGCAATGAATTACACCTTAAATGTGCAGATGCTTGATAATGGTGCAAACAGTTTTTCTCTATTTAACAGAGGAAATACTGTCTCAAAGCCTGTTATGACCATTTATGGCTCTGGAACAATCAATCTGAGTCTCAATGGAGCACAGATTTTTGTCATCAATCTTGCTGATGCAGGATATATCACCATTGATTCTGCTCAGATGAATGCATATCAAGGAGATATTCTGATGAATCGGTCTGTTGTAGGTGATTATGATGATTTGGTGCTGAATATGGGAACAAACACAGTCTCATGGACAGGAGATGTGACAATGATTGAGGTTGACAACTTTTCGAGGTGGATATGATGAGAACAAATTTCAGAATGGAAAATAAAAATATCACAATGATAAAAGGTGACACTCTCTCTTTCAATGTGGATGTCATGGATCCAAATGGAAATCCAATGACTGTTGATTCTGCTGATTTCACTTGCAAAAAGTTGGGCATTGATGAATCAAACATTTTCAGAAAGACTCTGGGAGCAGGAATCACTCAACTTGATGACTGTTTGGTTGTCAGAGTTGCTCCAGAGGACACAAGAGAAGTGGAGGCAGGTCAATATTTCTATGATTTGCAACTTGGTGTTGGTCAAGACATTTTCACAGTCATGAAAGGTGTCATGGAAATAGAGCAGGATGTCACATTTTAAGGAGGAATAATATGAGCAGACATGATTCAAAACAAATAGGTGATGTCAAAGTCATGCTTGTCAAAGGTGACAGTGGCTCAAGCATTGCATCCATTGAAAAAACAGGCACAGATGTCCTTGTGGACACATACACAGTGACTTTGACAGATGGCTCAAAGACCACTTTCACTGTGACAAATGGCAAAGGCATCACTCAAATTTCCAAGACAGGCACAGAGGGTCTAGTGGACACCTACACAATCACTTTCAATGATGGCACATCAACAACATTTGATGTTGCCAATGCAAATGGCATTGAGAGTGTTGAAAAGACTGCCACAAATGTCCTTGTAGACACATACACAATCACATTTGAGGATGGTTCAACCTCAACATTCACTGTGACTAATGGCAAGGGCATCTCATCAATTGAAAAGACTGCCACAGCAGGTCTAGTGGACACCTACACCATCACTTTCAATGACAATACAACATCCACATTTAATGTGGGAAATGGCAAAGGCATCACAACCATTGAAAAGACATCCACATCTGGACTTGTTGACACATATACAATCACGTTTAATGATGGCACAACTCAGACCTTTGATGTCACAAATGGAGCAAATGGGGAGGATGTCTCACAGTCCAATCTTGCTCCTGTTGAGATAGGCAACACTGCAAGTCAATCCTATGCAGTTGGCTCTCATTTGGTTTGGAATGGAATCTATTATAAAGTTACTCAAGCCATTGCAATAGGTGGGTCTTTTACCGAAAATGTGAACATTGAAAGAGATACTGTTTCTAATAGTGTTGACATTCCATCAGAAAAATTTTTATTTACACTAACACCAACATCCACAACATCCACTTGGCAAAGTTTTCTTAGTCAAATTGGACAAAATAATTATAGCAAACTCAGTTCAATCACTAAGATTGGAATAAGGTCAAAAAATGACCCAATTGGAAAATACAATCATATATTTCAACGTGCAACTATGGGATATTTTTATTATTTGCGTCCAAATTCAAATATTTCAAGCTATGGAATTGAGACATATCATATGCTTATAAGTTCGACATATTCAAATTGTGCATATGGTTATATCACACAAAAAACAAGTGGAATGACCTACACTGATTACAAATCAGATACTGTTGGAAGTAGTGTTATTGATTGTTTCGGAATAGAATAGGAGGTAATAAATCATGCAAAACAGATATTATTTAGTAGTTGTCAAAGTTACATCAAAAGACACAGAGGACAGAAGTTTCACACCTTATGATGATTTGACTGTTGCAGAAAGAAAATATCATGAGGCTCTCACAGGCATTGGAGCAGGTTCAAAGAGGATTTGTGTGGCTCTCCTTGACACCTATCTCAATGTTGTTCAAAAAGAGGTATGGGTTGAGCCTGTTGAGGAAACTCCAGAGGAGGAGACACCATCTGAATCATAGAAATGAGGTGGTTTCATGATTAAGGTTTTCGGACAAACAGACACATCATTTGCATCAAATGGTGATGTTGTTCTCAGACCACTCAAAGCCAAGGTTCACAAAGAGGACAATGGAAATTATTATTTGGATCTGGAGACAGGACTTGAGTATGTTGATTCTATTGTGGAGGGGAACATTGTTGTTGCTCCCACTCCACAAGGAGAGCAAGCATTCAGAATTGGCAATGTCCAAAAGACAAAAAGCAAGCTGACAACCAAGTGTTTTCATGTTTTTTATGATTCAAAGAATTATCTCATTGTTGACTCTTATGTGGTAGACAAGACCTGCAATGATGCTCTTGACCATCTGAACAGTGCCACAACTCCAGAGAGTCCATTTGAGACTCTTTCTGATGTTGGCACAGTAGATTCATTCAGATGTGTCAGAAAGTCTCTCTATGAGGCTATTATGACAGTCATTGAAAGATGGGGAGGGCATCTTGTCAGAGATAATTTTCAGATTGAGATTAGAGCATCCATTGGACAGGACAATGGAGTCACAGTGCAATACAAGAAGAATCTCAAGGACATCACTTGTGATGAAAATTGGGATAATGTAGTGACTCAACTTTTGCCTGTTGGCAAAGATGGAATCCTTTTGAATGCTCTGGATGACTCTGCAAGCATCTTTGTAACAAGTGAGATTCAATATGACTTGCCATATACAAAAACAGTCTCATTCACTCAAGATGGCATCAATCAAGAGGACTATGCAACAGAACAGGCATACACTCAAGCACTTGTTGAGGATTTGATGATGCAAGCCACAACATATCTTGAGACAAACTGTGTGCCTCAAGTGAATTATACTCTCAAGGCAAATCTGGAGAAAATCACTGATGTTGGAGACACTGTTGAGGTTATTGATGAGAGACTTGCCATCAATATGCTCACAAATGTCATTGCATATGACTATGATTGCATTTTAGGCAAATACACAGAGATTGAGTTTGGCAATTTTAAAAACACTCTCTCTGGACTTGTGGGGAACATCACTGCATCTGTTGACCAAGTTGTCACCAATCAAGTGCAGGGCATCTCTGTCTCCATGAATGAGCAATTGCAGGAGGCAACAGATTCAATCATGGGTGTCATGGGAGATTCTTATGTCATCTATGATGGAGACCAAATTCTTGTGCTTGATAGATTGCCAAAGGAGTCCGCAGTCAATGTCATCAGACTCAATAATGGTGGCATAGGATTCTCCCAGAGCGGAATCAATGGCACATTCACATCAGCTTGGACAATAGATGGCACACTCAACATGCAAGCAATCAATGTCATCAATTTGGTTGCTGACATGATAAAAGGTGGCACACTCAAACTTGGCTCTCACTTGAATGCAAGTGGTCAATTGGAATTATACGATAATGCAAACAATCTTGTTGGGCAGATGAACAGGGATGGTCTCAAGATGTTTGGTCTTGATGGCTCATATGTGGTCATGAATGATGAGGTTGGTTTTGCAGGGTATGATAGAAATGACAATCCAATCTATTGGGTCAGTGGAGAGGAATTTCACATGAAAAAGAGTGTGGTTGAGGAGGAAATCACTCTCTGCAATCAATTGAGATTCATTCCAATCCAAATCACTCAAAGTGGCAGTGTGGTCAATGAGGGCATTGGTCTTGTGTCTAGTGCAACAGGAGGTTCATGATGGCTAGTGGTTCATTTAATCTGACTCGAACAGGGTCAACAAGTTCATATATTACTTTCAAGTGCTCTTGGAGTTCAGTGCCAAATCAGTCCACAAACTCATCAACTATGACTGTCACTGTCACTGCAACCAAGTCCTCAAGTTCCACATCAGACACATATGGCAATCAAACCACAGATGTCACTGTTGGATCTAGTTCACAGTCAAGCAGTGGCTCTTTCAGATTGTCACCAAGCAAGACTGTGACCTTGTTCTCCAAGACATTCACAGTGGCACACAATTCTGATGGCTCAAAGAGTGTCAAAATCAGTGTCAATGTTGGTGGCAATATTATTTATGCCAATGGCAGTGCAACTGTCACTCTGGACAAGATTGCAAGATATGCAACAGTCTCTCAGAGCCTCACTGCCAAGACTGAGACCACTGCATCAATCAAATGGACATCTGATTCTGTCATTGATTATATTTGGTATTCAACCAACAATGGCTCATCATGGAGTGGAATCAATGTTGCAGATGGTACAAGTGGCACATATACCATCAGCGGACTATCTGCCAACACAACATATCAAGTCAAGACAAGAGTGAGGAGAAAAGACTCTCAGCTGACAACAGATTCCTCTGCTCTTGCAGTGACTACATATGCCTATCCATATGCAAACTCAATGCCAAATTTCACTATTGGCAACAAGTTGACTATTGGAATATATAATCCTTTGGGCAGGACTGTCACAGTCAATATTTTGGGAGCAGATAACAGTCAAGTGAGCAATGACACCACCTCTGGAACATCCATCACAGGATATGCAGGGAGCGGTGTTGTAAATGCTCTTTATGCATCCATTCCAAATGCAAAGAGCGGAACATATAAGGTCAAGGTCACATATGGCACTCAAATCAGTACAAAGACAGGTGGCACATACTCTGTCAATGCCAATGTGTGCTCTCCAACAATCGGCTCAGTTGCCTATCAAGACACAAACTCTCAAACAATTGCTCTGACAGGCAACAATCAAGACATTATAAGGAATCATTCCACTGTCAGATATTCTGCAAGCGGTCTGACTGCCTTAAATGGAGCAACAGTGAGGTCTTGTTCTGTCACAGTCAATGGAGAGACCTATTCACTCACTGTGAGTGGCTCATCAGCAAGTGGAACAGGAGGAGTCATTGACTCTGGACAGGATTTGCAAGCCACATTCACTGTCACTGATTCAAGAGGATTGACAGGCACAAAGACAGTGACCATCTCAATGCTTGATTGGTCAGTGCCATCTGCAATCATCACTCTCCAGAGACAAGATAATTTCTACACTGCAACAGATTTGACTGTTGATGCAAATTATCCATCTATCAATGGCAATAATAGAATCACAATCACCTATTCTGCCACAAAAGAGGGTGATTCCTCTGCATCTGTGAGTGGTTCGGTGCAGGACAATGTGACATCAGTGGTCAACCTTGACAACAACTATGCATGGACAGTGGTGGTCAAGTTGGTTGACAGTTTAGGAGGCACAACAACCTATTCAGTTT